TGACGCACGATTTGCCCGATAGCGGGGAGAGGGGATACTGCACCACATTCGGCTTTGTGCGCGATGTAAACACCAGCGCGTTTGCTCTCGGTGACGTTCTCTACGCCTCCCCGACAGTTGCTGGCGCGTTCACTAACGTGAAACCAACAGCACCGAACAACGTCGTTCCAGTGGCGGCGGTATTGCAGGTTGGCACGACCGACGGCATCATCTTTGTGCGCCCGACGATTGAACAGCAGCTATACTACGGCGAGTTTACCAAGCTGGACACGCAATCGCCCGCAGCGGCTAACACGGCGTATGCGTTGGTTTTTACCAACACCGAGATTGCCAACGACGTTTCTCTGGGTACTCCTGCGTCCCGCGTTGTTATCGCCAATGCCGGTCTCTACAACATTTCGGTCTCGGTGCAGATCACTTCCACCAACTCATCGCAAAAATCCATCTGGGTTTGGCTACGCAAGAACAATACCACTGACATTCCCAACTCAGCCCGCGTCGCGTCGATCACGCTCAACAACGGTTATCTGGTGGTATCACTCAACGAAGTAGTATCGCTGCTGGCAGGCGACTTTATCGAAGTGATGTACGCAGCCAATAGCACAAACGTCAGCATCGCAACCGTTGCTGCGACGGCATTTGCGCCTGCGGCCCCGGCTGTGATATTGGCTGTTACGCAGACGGAGCAGTAGGGCATAATATGGCAGTCACAGTCAAAACGCTTATTCCCGCAAAGCAGGCCGAAGCCGTGCAGACCGGACAGTATACGGCGGTCAATTGCCGCACGATCATCGACAAGTTCACGGCCACCAATACGGCGGCTGGCAACGTAACGATTAGCGTCAACTTGATTGCGTCCGGCGGGACTGCTGGGGCGAGCAATCTAATCGTTGACACGCGGGCCATCGCGCCGAATGAAACCTACACGTTTCCGGAATTGGTTGGGCAAGTGCTTGACTCCGGCGGGATCATTTCAACTATTGCCAGCGCGGCAACCTCGCTTACCATCCGCGCATCGGGTCGGGAGATTGTAACGTGAAAAAGCCTGTTATCGTGTTTGGCGGCTTCAATGGTTTGCAGGAAAGCGAGCCATTCATCACCGCGTCTGAGAACAAGAAGAACACTCAGATCGTCATTGACGATTGGATGCTCGGCCCAGAAAAGCCCAGCAACGAGCCGGGCGCAAATGCGCCATATTGGAAGGCGCTGGGCGTTGCCATGCAAGTCGATGAGGCGGAAGCCCGGCGGCGTCGTTGCTCCAACTGCGAATACTACGACAATAGCACGTTGACACAGGCCAAGATGGAGCGAATCCCGCGCAACCAGTGGGACGAAGGCGCTGGCTTCCGTGGCTATTGCAACAAGTTCGACTTCATCTGTCACGATCTGCGGTCGTGTCAGGCACAGGAAGAGCGGGAGTTTGAAAGCTCCGAAGATTAGTGTAAGGTGCAGCCACCGAGCGTCATTGAGCAGCCGGTGGCTCAGTCTGAAAGGGCAGAATGACACTTGAAGCCGCCTTGGTATACGATGAAGCGCCAGACGATCAGATGATCGTGCTGGGCGATAAGTTTGGCGAAAGCGATATACAGCGGCTTGAGGGTGAGTTTCTGCGGCACCAGCAGGCCGATTGCCCGGTCACGCACCGCTTCGGCCCCGGCATCTATATCCGTGAGATGGCGGCTAAGGCCGGGTCTTATCTGATCGGCCACAAGCATCTTGACCCGCACATGAACGTGCTGGTGTCTGGCAAGGTGATGCTGTTCAAGGAATCCGGCGAGACGTTAGAAATTAGCGCGCCGTTCACTTTCGTAGCCGAGCCGGGGCGCAAGCTGGCGTATGTGATCGAGGACATGGTGTGGCAGAACATCTACGCCACGAACGAGATGAACGTGGAAAAGCTGGAAGCCGTCTTGTTCGAAAAGAGCGAGGGATGGAAGGCTGGCCAGAAGTTCCTGACGCACCGCAATGATGAGGACATCGCGGACTTCCACGACGCCATTGCAACATTCGGATTCGACGCCGAGACCGTGCAAAGCATTTCCGAAAACACCGCCGATTTGATTCCATTCCCGTTTGGCGAATACAAGGTGGTCACGGCACCTTCGCCAATCGCCGGAAAGGGAATGTTCGCGTCTGGTAACATCGCTGCATTGGAGGCCATCGCTCCGGCGAGGCTTGACGGCAAGCGGACGCCAGCCGGGCGCTATGTCAACCATGCCAAAGAGCCTAACGCCATCGCCGTGAAGGCCGCGAACGATGATGTGTATCTGTTCGCCATCCGCGACATCGCCGGTTCTACCGGCTCGGCACTTGGCGAAGAAATCACATTAGATTATAGGCAGGTCTTGCGCCTGTCACTAGGAGAGCGTTGATGTCGGCAATGGCAGCGGCAGTTGTAGGTAGTGCTGTAATCGGTGGCATTTCGTCTGCCAGCGCATCAAAAAGCGCGGCGGCGGCACAAGTTAAATCTGCTGAGTTGGGGGCCGCAGAACAGCGCGCGGCGCGTGAGAATCTTGAAAGGCTGCTAGAACCTTATCGTGCGGCTGGGACGCCTGCACTGGCGCAACAGATGGCGGCGCTCGGTCTTGCCGGGCCAGAAGCCCAGCAGGCTTATGTTGCCGAGCAAGAGCAAAGCCCGCTGTTTCAGGCAATCGCACGGCAAGGCGAAGAGGCGCTTTTGCAGAAGGCGTCGGCAACCGGCGGGCTTCGTGGCGGCAATGTTCAGGGTGCGCTTGCGCAGTTTCGGCCATCGCTGCTCAACCAGTTTCTGGAACAGCAATATGGGCGTCTTGGCGAGATGACATCATTGGGCCAGCGGTCTGCGGCTGGCGTCGGCGCTGCCGGTGTTACCAGCGCAGGAAACATTGCTGAATTGCTTGGACAGTCTGGGCAGGCTCAGGCTGGCGGCATCCTCGGATCGGCAAATGCTTTCAACACTGCGCTCGGCCAAGTCAGCGGATTTGCCACAAGCCCAGCCGGGCAGAGGGCATTCGGCGGCTTTGGCGGGGCTGGCAATGTCGGGTTGTCTAGCGCCTTCAAGAGCGCCCAGACTACGCCGGTTTATAACTTCCAGCCTAACGTAGCGCCGGTTCCGATTCCCGGCTTCTAAACTTCATACGGTAAGTCAGGTAGATCATGGCAGAGCCTTATAACTATAACGTAGCCTCCCCGATGGCGGGTTTCGTTCAGGGATTGAATGTCGGCACTGTTCTTGATGAGCAGCGCAAGGCACAGGAAGTTGAACAGCGCGCCCGCGAGGGTGAGGCTGCGCTGTTGGCGGCGTTTGAGGGTGGGACGCCAACGACAACGCAGATCAGCGACTTGATTCTCAAGAATCCGTCTATCGCAGATCGGGCCAAACAAGCTTACACCATGCGGACAGCCTCGCAGCGTGAGGCTGACGAGCGCCAGCGGACGCAGCTTTATATGCTGATGCGTGGCGGCGAACCTGAGGCCGTCAAGGCGCAGATGCAGACGTTCATTGATGCGGCGCGCAATTCTGGTCGAACACAAGAAGCCGCACAGGGCGAGGCAAACTTGCGCGTGTATGAACAGAATCCTAACGCTGGGATGATCTCGATTGGCGCGACACTTGCTGCGACGAATCCGGATCTTTGGAAGAAATTATCAGAGACTGAAAAGACGCAGGCCGAGATTGTCGGGGTAGGAGCAACCACAGCAAAAACAAAAGCTGAAACCGAAAAGACAGCATCTGAAATTGCCAAACTCGCCGTCGAAACGCGCCTTAAAGAAATTGACGAAAAGTTTGCACCGCAAAAGTTCCTTGCTGATCTAGGCCTGACTGCCGCTCAGACGGCAAGCGCACGGGGTTCTGCTGAAGCGTCTCGAGCATCGGCGGCTGCATCACGCGCTACGACAGCCCGTGAAGCCGCTCAAACCGGGCAGATTCGGGCTGGCGTCATCCCGTCTGAAAAGCGTCCAGAAGCCGAGGGCAAACTGCGCAAAGAGTACAGCGACCAGACCAAGAGCTATCAGGATGTGAAGTCGGCTTATAGCCGGATCACAGCATCGCAAGATAACGCGGCTGGTGATCTTTCGCTGATTTTCAACTATATGAAAATGCTCGACCCCGGCTCGACTGTTCGCGAAGGCGAGTTCGCCAGCGCCCAAAATGCAACTGGTGTTCCAAGCCGCGTGTTGAACGTATATAATAACGTAATAAGCGGCGAGCGTCTGAACACAGGCCAGCGCCAGCAGTTCGTTGGACAGGCAAAAACGCTTTATAGTCAGGCCCGTGTCCAAGAAAACACCGTCCGAAAGGGCGTCGAGCGCATCGCCAAGGGCTATGGCCTAGACCCGCAGAATATCTTTTATGAGGCTGTGGAAAGCACTCCGGTGGCTCCCGCTGTTGCGCCTGTTGCGCCAACACCAAGCGGTCTAATGCCAGCGCAAAAAGCCGTTCTCAGCCGGGCAGATGCCATCTTGGCGCGGGGGCGTAAGTAATGGCGACCGCAGACCAGTACCGCCAGTGGATGGCGGACAACGCGGACAAGCAAGGCACGGAAAGCTATGCGGCCATCAAGGCGGCTTACGATCTTGTCGCGCGGGAAGAAGCTGACAGCGGAGCATCGACTGGGCCTTTGCGTGTAACTGTTCCAACTGCCGATAAATATGCCGCTTGGCTTGAGAGCAACCCTGACCTTCAGGGGACTGAGGACTACGCAACAGTCCAACAGGCGTTGGCTATGGCCACCGAGCCGGTGCAGACCGTCGCCGTCCCGCCAAGTGAGATGGCACCGCCAGAGTCAACCATAGAAGGCGTCGGTGGCGCTTTGGTGCGTGGCCTTGCGCCAACTGCCGCTTTTGCCGCTCTAGGGGGCGCTCTGGGTGGGCCTCCCGGCGCTTTGGTTGGCGCTGCTGTTCCTGCGGTTACGCAACTCGTCGCTGACCCTATCGTTATGGGCGTCAACACTTTGCTCGGCACTCAATTTGATACGCCAAGCATGGCGCTGGAGAATCTGCTAACCAGCATTGGCGTCCCAGAAGCCAAGACAGCCGCAGAGCGTGTGTTGCAAACGACGGCTGGCGCGGTCGGTGGCGGCGCTGGCATGATCGGGCTGGGTCGCGGTATGATGGCGCAGGCTCCCGGTGCCGCGCGAACGGCTGTCACCGGCATTGGCGAGATACTGGCCGCTAGACCGGGCGCACAGCTTGCCGGAGCCGCAACGGGCGGTGCAGCCCAGCAGATCACCGCAGAGGCTGGTGGCGGGCCTGCGGCACAGCTTGCGGCTGGTCTGGTTGGAACCGTTGCTGGCGGGGCTGCTGTGCCGCGTCCAAGAGTGCCATTGCCGGCGATTGTACAAGAGGCCGAAGCTGTTGGCGTCCCGCTAATGACCAGCGATGTTCTGCCGCCACGCACCTTTGCCGGTCGCACAGCGCAAGCAACTGGCGAGCGAATCCCGCTGGCTGGTACCGGCC